GCGGCTTGATCGGTTCGCGCCTGCAGAGAATGGCCGGTCTCCGCCCTTCGTGTCGAAATGTGCATGCTGCAGCATTCGGTACAATGGCTCGATCCGATTCGTCGCAGCTTTCCATACGAGCGTCCGCAATAACTGAACGCATCACAGGATGAATGGCTAATTCCCGCGCATCCTGCGACGCCAAAGCACTGGTCATCTACGTCAGGTTTCACCTATGCCCACCACCCGCGAAGCCATCTTGCAGGCGCTGCATGCGCGTTTGCAAACCCTGCCTGCGACCGCCCTGCGCGGCGAGGTCTTGCCCGAACGGGTTCCGGCGTCTGGCCTGATGATCCTGCGCGATGGTGACCCGGGAGATCCCGAAGTTCTGCTCTCGCCATTGCTATATCTCTATGACCACCGCGCCGAAATCGAAGTGGTCGTGCAGGCTGGAGATCCGGCCACCCGCGACGCAGCCTTGGACACCCTTCTAGCCAGCATCGGTGCGGCTCTCGCCGCAGACCGCACGCTCGGCGGCCTCTGCGACTGGGTCGAACCAGAAGCCGCAAAACCGGTCGATCTGCCCATTGAAGGTGCAGCGACGCTCAAGGCGGCAGTCGTTCCGGTGGTCCTGACCTACGCCACCGCCGATCCAATCGGCTGACACCAACCCAAAAGGAAACACGATATGGCACGCGCACAAGGGGCGCGGGCGCAGATGGCGCTCGCGTTCGAGACAATCTACGGCACCGCTCCCGTGGGCGGGTATTTCCGGATCCCGTTTGCCAGTTCATCGCTGGGGGCAGAGCAGCCGCTGCTGAACTCGGAACTTCTGGGCTATGGCCGGGATCCGTTACCACCGGTGAAGGATGCGGTGACGGCGGATGGCGACATATCCGTACCGATCGATGCCGAGGCCTGGGGGATGTGGTTGAAGGCGACGTTTGGCAACCCGGTCACCACTGGCACCGGCCCCTGGACGCATGAGTTTCAGTCTGGCGGTTGGACTCTGCCCAGCATGGCGATCGAGACCGGCATGCCCGAGGTCCCGCATTATGCCATGTACACCGGCTGCGTGCTGGACCGGATCAGCTGGCAGATGACACGATCTGGCCTGCTCACCGCCACCACAAACCTGATCGCGCAAGGCGAGACGGTGGCAACCGGCACAGGAGCGGGAACCCCGACCGACTGGGCGCTGAAACGCTTCGGCCATTTTAACGGATCGATTGCGCGGGGTGGCACGACGCTGGGCAACGTGGTGTCAGCCGAGATCACCTATGCCAACAACCTCGATCGGGTCGAAACTATCCGCTCAGACGGCCGTATCGACGGGGCTGATCCGTCCATTGCCGCGCTGACTGGCCGGATCGAAGTTCGGTTTTCGGATCAGACCCTGCTGACGCAGGCCCTCAACGGCGATCCGGCGGAACTGACCTTTGCTTATGCCCTCGGCTCCGGCGAAAGCTTTGAACTGGTCGCCCATGCGGTCTACCTGCCGCGTCCCCGGCTCGAAATTCAGGGACCACAAGGCGTGCAGGCAACCTTTGACTGGCAGGCCGCGCGTGATCCGGCGCTGGGCCGGATGTGCACCGCCACCCTCATCAATGACGTGGAGACTTACTGAGCATGCTGAGACTTGATCTATCAAATACGCCGAACTGGTTGGAGCTGATGCCGGACCTGCGGGTGCAACTGACCCCGCTGACCACGGCGCTGATGGTAGCTGCGCGCAACGACGATGATGTCACCGCGTTGTCAGAGGACGTCAGCGACGAAGAACGCGCGCTGATTTTCGCCAAAGCCATCGCCCGGATTGCAATCTTCGATTGGGAAGGCGTTGGGGATGTTGACGGCCACAACATCCCTGTCAGCCCCGAGGGTATTGATGCCCTGCTCGATATCTATCCGGTCTTCGAGGCCTTTCAGTTGCGCTACGTCAGCAAGGGGTTGCTGATGGATGCGGAAAAAAACGTCTCTGCGCCCTTGCCGAATGGGAGTTCGGTGGGGGCGCAAGTTACTGCGCAGCCTGCAAGCCCTGCAAGGACCGCGAACTCTACGCGGGCCGCGGGCAAACGTGCAAAGACTGCCCGCGCCAAATCAACCGGCCGCTAACACTGGAGGGCTGGCAGGTCTGGGATCTGGCACAGCGCATGGGCGGGCAGTTGCGGATTGTTCCGGGCGCGGTGCTGGGCTGGGACCTTGGCGCAGCAATGGCGATGGCAACGGCACTCGGGATCAATTCTCTGGTTGCCGCTGAATTCCTGCCCGCGCTGGAAGCGGTGGCGGTGAACGCCCTCAACGAACAAATCAAGTCTGGAGACGAACATGGCTGAAAAACGTGTCAGCGTCCGTCTGAGCGCGACCGGTGGCCGTCAGGTCAAGGCGGAACTGGAAGGCATCGGCAACGCGGGTAAACAATCCTTCGGGCGGCTCTCAACGGAAATGGAAGCGGCCAACAAACGCCTTGCCTCCTTCTCCCGCGCTGCACGCCGGGCTGCTGGAATTGCCGCCGCTGCTGCGGTTGCCGCAGGTATCGCGATGATCCGCTCTGGCCTGCAAACGGTGGATGCGCAGGCCAAGCTGGCGCAATCGCTCGGGACCACGGTTGCGAGCATTCAGGTGCTGGAGCGCGCAGGCGATCTGGCCGGTGTGTCGATCTCCGGCGTGGAGCAGGCGACCAAGGACCTGACCCGACGCCTGTCACAAGCCGCTGCGGGAACCGGCCCGGCCGCAAAGGCACTGGATCAATTGGGCCTGTCTGCCAAGGATCTGATGGCGCTGCCATTGGATGAACGGGTTGGTGCAATCAATGCTTCTATCGAGGAATTCATCCCCGCTGCCGAACGCGCTGCCGTTGCAGGTCAGCTGTTCGGCGAAGAAGGCAGCATTGCCATGTCGCGGATTGATACAGCGACATTGCGCCAAGCCACAGAGGATGTGCGGGATTTCGGTGTTGTCGTGTCCGAACAGGATGCGGACCAGATCGAACGGACGAACGATGCGATCTCGCGGCTTGGCCTGATCTGGCGCGGCGTGTCGAACCAGCTGGCGGTGGCGGCGGCTCCCGCACTGGAGGCGGTGGCTAATGCCATGGCGGCCATGGCGCGCAGTACCGGTCCCATCGGTATCGCCATTCGGGGGCTGTTCGACAATATAGATCGCCTCACAACCTATGCCGCCACTTTTGCCGCAATGCTGGCCGGACGCTGGGTTGCCGGACTGGCCGCCGCAGCCCTGTCGGTACGTGGGCTTGCCACTACACTTGTATTCCTGCGCGGAGCCCTGATCCGTACCGGCATCGGTGCGCTGATCGTCGGCGCGGGTGAGCTGGTGCATCAGTTTACCAGGCTGGTGTCCGGTGCAGGTGGCTTTGGTAACGCCATGGGCTTGTTGAAGAATGTTGTTGGCGAGGTCTGGGACCGGCTGAAGCAAAGCGCCGCATCGGCAGGTGCTGCCGCCATGGCAATGTTCGCCGGGATCAAGGCCGATGCGGCCAGCGGCATGCAAAGCGCGATTGAAAGCGTTGTCGGGTTTGGCAACACGTCCGCCAATACCTTTGAGGGAGCGTATCAGGCGATCACCGCGATCTGGGGTCTGCTGCCTGCCGCCATTGGGGACCTGGCGTTTCAGGCGGCGAACAGCCTGATCGAAGGTGTGGAGAGCATGCTCAACGGCGTGGTCGCCCGGATCAACGGCTTCATTGAGGGCATCAACACCGGGCTGGAGGCGCTGGGATCGGAGCGTCGGATCACGATCCTGGGCGATCTGGATCTTGGCGAGATCGAGAACCGGTTTGCAGGCGCGGCCGGGCATGCTGGCACAGCGGCAAAGGATGCCTTTGATCGCGCGTTTGCGGATAATCCCTTGTCCGCCCCCGATCTTGGCCTGACCGGTATTGCAAATGAAGCGGTATCTGCAGCCAGCGCCCACCGCGCTTCGGCAGCCAATCTTGCAGCGGGCGCAACAGCCCCGCTGGCCAGTTGGCAGGCCCTTAAGGATGCGGTCAGAGGCAGTGGCGAAGAAGGGGCGAATGCGCTTGATGCGGCCAGTGCCGCGGCCAATCAATTGAACACGGCGCTGACAGAAACCGGCACAAATCCCGCCCTTGATGATACGACTTCTGCAGCCGGGGGTGCAGGTGGCGCGTTAAAGGACGCCGCAGACGTTGCCAAACAAGCCTGGGAAGGTGCCAAATCGGCAATTGAGCGCACAAAGGAGATCGCGCGCGGAATGGCGGACGATATCACTGGCCCGCTGAAAGAGGCTTTGAAGTCCGGCGAACTCAGCTGGCAGAGCTTTGCAGGCGCTGTTTCCGGCATCGCGCAGAACCTTGCCAACCGATTGATCGACAACGCGTTCAAACCAATCGAGGACGCGTTGTTCAAGGCGCTCAGTGGCGGGTTTGGTGGCGGCATGGGCGGTGGATCAGGCGGCGGTGGTATCTTCGGATTTCTCTCCAAGGCCATTGGCGGGTTGTTTGGCGGTGGAGCGATGCCGCTCTTTGCACATGGCGGTGCTTTTGCACAAGCCGGTGAGATTACTGCCTTTGCACGCGGCGGTGTTGTCAATCAGCCAACAGTGTTTCCGTTTTCAAAAGGCATCGGGTTGATGGGTGAAGCAGGACCGGAAGCCATCCTGCCGCTGCGTCGTGGCCCGGGCGGTCGACTGGGTGTGGATGCGGGCAATTCTGAGCAGGCCACACCGTCGGCCACCCGGATCATCAATGTCCTGGATCCGGGCATTGTCGGGGATTACCTCGCCACACCGGCAGGCGAGCGGGCCATCATCAACGTAATCCGGCGCAACCGGGGTGGTCTCGATGCCTGACCACGTACGCGTGGTGCGGCCCTGGCCATTTCCGGCACGCCAGCCGGGCAGTGAAGTGCTTGAGTGGCGCACTGACATTCTTGCCAGCCGCGAGGGAGAACAGCGCATTGCCCTGCGACCAACACCGCGGGAGACATTGACCTGCCGTCATCTGCTCGATGTTGCAGGCATGGCAAGAGCGGCGGAACTGGCCCGATTGGGATTTGCTGATGAATGGCTGGTGCCGCTCTGGTCCATGGCGACATCGCTTGGGGCTGATGTGCTGGAAACGGACACGACAATCCCGATGGCCACCCACAATGCAGACTACCGCAGCCCGGGTTATGCCGCGCTGGCCAGTGATGGTGGAGAGGCTTTTCTGGTGGAGATTGCGCAAGTGTTTTCTGACCGCCTGGACCTCGCCGTACCGATCGGCGTCAACCTGACCAATCCCATTGTGACCCCGGTGCGCCGGGCCGTACTGGCCGCGCCGGTGGAGATCGAGCGCCGCCGTCAGGGTCAGGGCATTGTCAGTGCATCCTTCCAATTGCTCGACAGCGCCGACCTCTCGGGGATTTCCGGTGCCGCGATCTATATCGCCATCGACAACTCATATTCGATGTCGGGTGCTGCCATGACTGGGGCTCTTGCTGCCGTGCAAGCCTTGATTGCGGAGCTTGGGTTGACCGTGCCACCTGCAGTCCGCAACGACATCTGCATTCTGACCTGGCACAATGCCATCGGGGCGATGATCCAGCGCCGTAATGCGGATGCGGCGGATTTCGTAGATATCGCCAGCTGGCTGAGCGCGCAGGTCGCTCTGGGCGGCGGGACGGATTTCGGGGTGGCGGTGAGCGAGGCCGAGGGCTTCTTTGCCGGTGCTGGAGCAAAGCGGCGGGTTATCCTGTTCATCACCGATGGCGAGCCATATCCACCCGCATCGGTGAACCCGGCCACTGCAACGCTTACGGGCATTTCTGACGTCGAGGTATTTGGCTTCAACATCGGCCTTGCTGACACAAGTTTCACAGCCCTGCTGGACAACACGCCAGAGGACGGCGTGCCGGTCATTGCGCCGGGGGATACTGACACCTTGCTCTCGTCTTTGCGCAGAGCCTTCACCGGTCTACCCACCTATCTCGGACGTGATTTACTGATTGATCCAACAGTGCTGCACCAGCCAGTGCGCGACACCATCGGTCAGACTGTTGAGATGGTCGACAACGGTTTCGGACCGGTGGTGATCGAGCCCACGCGTGCCTATCTGCAGCGCCGTTCGACGATCACGTTTTCAGATTTTGGCCAACGAACTGCCTGGTCCCGGCGGCGCTGGTTGCACAGCCTGCGCGGGCGACAGCTGAGTTTCTGGCTGCCGACATGGGGACGGGAACTGGTGCTGCAGGTTGATGTTGAAGCCGGGGATGATTTCTTGATCATTGCCGGGAACCTTGCTCTGTCCACTTGGATCGACCGCCACATCATGATCGATCTGCCGACGGGTGGGATATTTCGGCAGATCACGGCAGCCAACTTCGACGCGCTGGGGCACAGGCTCACCATCGCGCGCCCTGGTATTGATGTGCCGGTCGGCAGCCCGGTGCACATTCTGACGAAGATGCGGCTGGACACCGACCGGATCGAACTGGAGCACAGCGCAACCCGAACCGACATGAGTGCCACGGTGATTGAGCTTCCGGAATGAGCTATGACTTGTTGGAAACCTCAACCGCAGAAGGCCGACCATATTTCCTGTATCAATTC